ACTAGAGGATGTTCCAACGAGAACTCGCCCACTCGCATCAACAAACAACCTTCCAGTCCCATTAGTTGCTACCGCTACTTGGTCTGCACCAGGAGAATAAATGCCTGTATTTGGGTCAGTCGTAAAACTAAACGCAGGTGCAGCAGCAGTCCCTAGAGAGACGGATTCAATTTGACCAGCAGAATCAACACGTAATCGTTCAACGCCTGCAGTTGTAATTGAAACCTGATTAGCAGCCGAATTATAAATACCTGTATCTAAATCAGAATCAAAAGTAATACTAGGTACGGCAGCCGAGCCACTTGGAAAATTTGCACCGACATTAACGTAATCTGCGCCAGCAAGAATTACGCCAAAAAAGTCCGCCCCCGTGCTCGGAGCAGAGCTAAAGACAATATTTGCACCACTGATCCGAAACCCTTCTGTACCGCTGTCATCGGGACGTTGAACAACACCTGCGACAGAGATTAAACACTGATTTGAATTAATTGGGAAAGGTACTGGGGCCGAACCACTGACCAACAATGGGAAAGATGTGGTTACACTGTTAAAAGAACCACTGATATCATCAATGTTGCGATATGAGGGCTGCGCAACTTGTAAATCGTTCCCTAAATACGGCACCGCTTTAACGTGTAATCTCTATTGACTTATTCTACCTGACTTGTGTTTGGCCCATCAAGAGGTGGTTTTACCGGCCAAATGACCTCAGAAGGCTCGGCTCCATCATAGGTCTGAGGTAAATCTCGTAAAAATTGCCGATATTCTGCCCACGCTCCTGGATTAATTGTTGACCCTGGGGTCATAATCCAATCAGTCGACTTTAACAAATAATTTCGCTTTAACCGAATCGCTTCCCAGTTGTTATCTTGTAAATTTAAAACAACCTCTTCAAAGACCCGATCTTCTAAAATTTCCAGTTTATTATTAATTTTTTCAAACTCCAGTGCAACCTCTGCTTTAAATTTATTTAAAGCAGACAAGAAAGCAGTTGCAGTTTGATTGCCGGTTAGACCCATGGTTATGGCGTCTGCTCAAGGTAGCTAACAGCAATATCTAATGAAGTTAAGGTATCACTACGTGCCCTTAAAATATCACTAGATTCCATGATGACTTTGTTACCACTGATAAGTTCAAGTGAAGAACCAGCGGGGACTGGCGCATTGCGAATCAAATACACGTCATCTCCAGTGTTTGTAAGCAAATAAACATCAGCATTGGCGCTGGTTCCGGTCTTATTAGAGATAAGAACACTCAAGACAATAATTGTTGCAGTTGCCCCTGCACTTAAGACGTTAGTATTAGAATTGCTGACTGCATCGGTAACCAAGCTTGATTTGGTTTCCAGCTTAAAAGTATTGGCCATATCAGCTTAGGGCGACAATAAGTGCAAGATTTTCGGTGGAGTTAAAAGACCCAGTAACAGTTAGACCACCTGTGATGGAAACATTACCTGGGATAATAACGGATCCAGATGAGTCTATTGTAAGCCTAGCAACACCTCCAGTCACCAGAGCAATCTGATCAGCACCAGGGCTGATAATGCCTGTATTGGGGTCGCCTGCAAATTTTAAAGCGCAGCTGCTGAGTGATCCTAATGAAAATGCGCTGTTTGTCCCGTTTTCAAGAAGAAGTGGGTAACCACCAACTTGAATAGCATCATGAACAACACAAGTGTGTTTTGTAAGATCAACAGTTACTTCGCCTACAGCTCCGGTAAATGAGGCTGTTTCAGCTGAGGTGCCGCGTCTAAATTGTACCTGAGTTGCCATGGTTCTATCCTAATGCAATTGCAATTGCCGTTGCAAAATCCTGAGTAGAGATTGTACCGTTTTCATCTGGTACCGTCATTGTACGAGTTGTTGCGGTTGAAATACCAGAGCATTCAAATGCTAACTGTTTTGTTGCGTCTCCATTGTCCCGAACACGAAAGCCATTGTCATCCGTAATGAGAGCAGATGAGGTAAGAGATAAGAGCCCAGCAATTGTGGTAACGGTGCTACCCAGTGCAACTGCAGTTGAGCCAATGGTTACTGAGCTATTCTGAAGTTGGCTATTTGGAATGTTACTTGTACCGAACTCGCCGGTAGTACTGTTGTACGTTAAACCGGATCCTGCTGCTACTGATAAACTTGTAAGCAGTGCAACGGTACCAGCTGCATCTGGAAAAACAATTGCCCGATCAGCAGTCGGATTGGTAACAGAAAGGGTGGTTTCAAACGTATCAACCCCACTACCTTCGAATGTGATCCCAGAACTATTCAGAATAAGCGAGTTTGCAGTTCCAACAGAACCAACATTAATGGCGGAGCTGGTTATAGCAGTCAAGCCGTCGAGCGTTGTCGCTGTTGCACCTAACGAAATTGAGGTACTACCTACTGTGACGCTGCTATTTGCTAGTTGAGCATTCGGGATGGCACTGGTACCAAATTCGCCGGTAGTACTGTTGTACGTAAGACCAGAACCAGTTGCTACACTGAAGTAAGCTCGTACATCAGTTGCACTTGGACCGGTGTAGGTAATTACCCCAGTGCTGTTATCGTACGATAATGATCCATCTCCACCTGTATCCGTAACTGAAATTTGCTGTCGAATATTAGAAGCAGTTACAACACTAAAAGTAAATACTCCAGTATTGCTATCGTATGCCAGACTCCCAAACCCAGATCCAGTGTTTCCTGCACTGAAGTGTGCCCGAACTTCAGAAGCAGATGGACCGGTATAAGTAATTACTCCGTTCGTATTATTGTAACTTAGTGAGCCATCACCGCCAGAATCGGTAACGGAGATGGATTGGCGAGATCGGGCATCTGTGTAATACAGATTTGTCCCTTCGGTCAAATCTGTTGTTGTATTTCCAGCAAAATCTAATTTATCTGTAGGAGTATTTAACTCTCGAAAGAGACCTCCAGAAAGTACAATCGCTTTTTTCGTAGCCATATTAACTAAGAAGAACGGGGGGTTCTAATTGAATGGAAAATTCACTGGTTGATACAGCTTCTCCAACTATAACGACATACTGACCTGGCGTACTCGGAGCAGTAGTTGTGATAGCCCCAGCAGAAGCGGCAGATAAGAAATAGTGATCTCCCGCATCTAAACCAGAAATCGCTTCAATACCAGTAACTAAAACACGCACAATTTCACCTGTACTTTTTGCTGTATCTGCAAACCCAGCTACATAAGCCTGATCTAACGTTCCGCTTGCGATGGCTCTACCAACAAGACCATCAGATGCTCTAAGGTATAACGCATCACCCTGAGAAACATTTTCAAAAACTTCTGCATTGAACCCAATGCGAAACGGAACAAAAGTAGGAAATCCTTCTTTTAAGTCAATCAAAGCATCTACCAAGCCACGATAATTAGGTGCATACGGTTCTCGTGTCATTGTGAAGCCATTTCCTTGCATCAAATCAACAAGAACCGTAATGGCACCTTCGATATTAGGTTCGTAACCGGTGCTCATTTTTGTTCTTATCTTGATTGTATTCTAAATCGTTAAATCCCTTAGAATAGTAAAAAACGATTGGTGGGATGACGCCCGAGTTAATTTTAGCAATTCTTTCGGGTGCCGCAGGTGCTTTTGCTGGTCTTTCAAGGGCTCTATCTAATTTCAATAAAAAAATTGAACGTAGATTTGAAGCAATTGAAAGTGATTTAGACAATTTTCAGGATCGTGTCATACACGACTATGTACTAAAAGAAGATTTCTTACGTGAAATTCAAGCAGTTCATAACAAGCTCGATCGCATTTTAGATCACATCTTAAATACAAACCGCACCATCAAATAGCAATCCAGCTGGTCGTAGCAGCCTTGTAAATAAAAAATCCTGGGACGAGCTCATCGTAATGAAGCTGACCATTTGTTGGGTTTACGGGCTTACCATTTCCAATTGACGAAACTGCATTGGGGGTTTGCCACGAACTACCGTCAAAAATCTTATGAATGTACGTGCTTGACGTATCCAGCCACGTCTCCCCTTTGCTTAAAGGAATGTGACCAACAGCAGGGGTGTTAGGTGGAGTAGAACCAATGAAAGTCGGACCCACCTTTATGAGCCCTGTGGAGGGGCTAGCGGTGTTATCGGCAAAATACAGACCGGGGTCGCCAGGATTGTTGTTTAAAGCAAGCTCTGCAACACCTAGACGAATTGGGAAGGGCCGATCGTACAGGATGCTGGATCGCCGAGATAATACTTGTCCTGCCATGATTTAAACGTTAATGTAAAAGCCGCAGTCTACTTCTGTATCTTGGGCTGTCCTAGGACTGTAAGTTTCACAATCAATTGTAGTCAATGACTGACTTGATTCGACGGGTTCTCCGTTTGCGTAAGTTCCGCCATCAATTAAGATAAAATTGAAACCCTGGCTGTAGTTAAACAGCGGTTGATCAAGAAGTCCAATTTTGGTATCTGATATTTGGGTTGGCTCAAGATTCAGTAATTTGCTTATGACAGAAATCAACCGGTTTGTATTGTTTACCAGAACCCCATCTCGATCTAAGTCCCCATCAATGCCCCTACGAATAGAATCCGTGATTAACATTGTAATCAGCTCAGGATCGTAGTTTGCTGTTTCTTCTGGTAAATTAAAAGACCCAACAGCCTGCTTACTACCTACCCACTTCGAACCCTGTCGAATCAAGACTAATCGTTCTGCTGCTAACTGAATTTTTTTGATTTCCTTATCAAAATTACGGTAAAAAGTATCAAGATCATCACCCACTGGGCGATCATTTGGTTCTAACAACCATTCATTAACGTAAGTATGCTCTTTTAAATTACTAACCGTGCAGTAACCACTGGTTATCTCGCTGAAAGGATAAACAACAACAAAGCTATCTGGAGTAGGTACGCTCGTAATTGTATATTGCCCAGAAAGAGCATTACCACTGGTAAAAGTAAGCTCAATTCTTGTATTTACAGTTAAATTGTGATTCGGGAAATCGACTGTAATGTTAGGTCCTGACTGGGAATATTTTGCGAGCAGTGCTAATGGTTCATTGCCCTCGTCATGGACTAACGCAAACAAAGCAGCATAAATGTGTTTACACCAACGAAGTTGATAATACTGAAGATTGGTATACGATGTGGCTGAAGTATCTTCGTAATCCGGTAGTTGATAAAAGTTGTTAACTGCCGTATAACCTAAATCACTAAAGTTGCCCGGTAAATCACGCTCATTGCTGAGGCTATTATCTTTCTCTAATACTTGACCAGGCTTTGTAGAGGTAATTGCTGTAACAGGAAATCTTTTATTAGTTGCCTGACTGTAAAAATCATATCCAGAACGGCGCGTAAAATCCTGACAAGAGCATTGCCACCGTAGCTCAGTAGTTAAAAATCGACTGCTTAAAAATCCACGATGAGCTGGAACTGTTGTAACAGGTTTGTCACCAGGGGTATAACTGCCATAGCTATCGCTTCGTTGAAAAATTAATTCATCAGTTGTTGTATCGATGTCGGTCATCGTGTAGCCAACATAATCATCATATCGGTATCCGGGGATCAACCGACTAACGACTAAACTACCTGTAGCTGCACCACTTGCAACTGTCGTAACGGTAAATTGAGTTGAGCTTGTAACGGTAATAATATAGCGACCAGGAGCAATGCCACCACTGCTAATTGTTAAATTAACTGCGTTTCCAGTTGAAAGCCCATGGGGTGTCGAACAGGTAACTGATACAGTAACTCCAAGTCGTGTATAAGTTCCTACAACTCCAGGATCCTGTTCAATAATGCGATCCACAAGACGTTCGCCAACCAAAAAAGAAGCAGCCGTTGGTAAACTTTGCAGTTTTGCTCGCATCGTAGTCCAGCGCGAATCACTAAAGACAGTTGACAAATAAAACGTTACATTTCCATTTGTTGTGACAGGGCTTGTCGCGGTAAGTGTAAACGTATTATTTGTAACACTAGTGATCGTCAAGGTTTCGTCAACCCCGGCGCCAGTTAAAAATACTAAAGAAACACTTTCGTTTATAAGAAAACCGTGATCTTGCTTTGTTACTGTAATCGTGGTACCAGACTGCGAATAGGTTCCAGAAAAAGCTGGCCCCAAATAACGAACACTAAGAATAGGTATTCCGTAGTTATAAAAATTGAATGCGTTTGTATCCCGCATTGCAACCAATTGAGTCCCTATCTCTTGGTTTGCAGAAGGGAATGTGAATAAACGAGCAGATGCAAATACACCTGGAAACTGTTGAACTGCACAATACAGTCGATAATCTCCTCGGTAAAATCTCTCATTCGCGAAAGATCCTAAAGTATTCTGAGTAATCGTATAAAGCTCATATCCACGCCGCCAACGAATCCAAGAAGAATCGTGATCATAAAACCTAATCCGACTTTTTAGGCTATTGTCTTTAGGTGTAAATTTAAACGCATTTGTATCCAACTCCCAATCCGGGACTTTATTAAAATTTGTGTCCCCGGTAAACCCTTTAGATAAATCTTTGCTAAAGCCTAACTTTGACTTTGGGTTAAAATTGCCAACTCCAAATGGCATGGCTTTGCATCAATAATATCCGGCTTGTACACCAACGTAAAAGCCATTCGTCAATGCAACCGCGCCGCCAGCAGCAACATACAGCGCCTGTCCGCGTTGAAGCATCAGACCACGAATCTTAGGAGAAGTCAGACTGTTGGTCGAGCTAAAATTTGTACCAGCCTGTACAGTAGGATGGTTGATCAACGGCAAGACATTGTTAATTGTCAAGCTGTAATTTTGGTTTTCGTAAACCGAAGGAATGCTGGCAACGAATAAAGGGAAAAATTGATTGATATTGGTTACGGTTCCAGTGTTTACCAGATAAAAACAAAAATTGGTCGGCAGGTAACAATTTACGTTGCCAGTGATCGGACCAGAAACGGACGGGATGGTACCAGTAAAGGTGGTAGGTGTTACTGCGGTAACAGTGACTGCCTGGTCGATAGGACTGGTACCAGAGCTATAAGACGTGAAATCAAGAAAAACTTTTTGACCAACTTGAAGGGTATGCCCACCCGAAATTGTTACAACGACATTTGTGCTGTCGGCCGAATAAGTACCGGTCGTCGGCGTAACAGAATCAATGAATTCAATATTTCTCTTGCTGTACTGAAACCAAATTTCATCAACGTAGGCACCACTGATCGACGTATCCGTTAATGCGGAGTCGACATCAAAAACTTTTGTAGCGTTACCAACCGCAGTCGGAATTAAACTGGTCGAAAACGCTTGACCAGATGCTACCGTAACCAAAGTAGAAGTTGTTGCAGGTCTGTCAACAAGACACGGCTGCTTGTTCGAGGCGCTACTTGCCAAGGCGATACTTTAACTCTATTTAGCTATTGTAGCGCAGTTGCCTTCTTGGCTTCTTTCTTTTCTTTTTTGTGTGCTAACCACAGCTCAAAAAACTTGAGATCAGCCTGAGTGTGTAGTTCTGGATGCTTAAGAGCGTCCTTTACCAGCTTTTTCTTTTTGGTCATCACGTTTCTCCCTGCTTCGTTCTTCCATCCTAATACGAGCTTTCTTAACGGCATCTTTACGACGCTCTTTATCTTCTGGCTTATGGTCACCATCTTTCCCTTCCTTGGCTTCCTGCTTCTTTTTAAAGTGCTCCAGCAGCTGGGGAGGCATCGACTTCTTACTGGTCATGACTTGGCTTCTTCTTGCATTAATGAAAACGGAATGGGCGCAGAAACACCTTGGGCAAGATAACGAGACCTTGCATCACGTGCAGCCTTAGAAGGCGTTTCAGGCGAGTACGCAGCATACGTACTTAACTCGGCATCGCTTTGAGGTACTGACGACATTTTCGTCAGCTGATCTCCAGCCATTCGGAGTTTTTCTGTATCAAATACAGAGCTATTTTTTGATGCGCCCATGATTATGCGGGAAGTTCGGGAGTTCTAAGTTCAGCCCTACCAATAGAAGGTAAAGGTACGTACTTAGGGGTTCCCAAAGATTGCCTTAAATCTAAGTTTAACGCATCTCCTGCTTTACGTTTATCCGGATAACTGCGCTCCGGTAAACGCCCGTATGCGTAGTAAGCACCTTCATCCGCAACGATCGATTGAAATTTTTCTGCGTTAGTAGGCAACGGCCTTTCATAAGGATCTTTTTCAACCCCTAATCCATACATGTAGCCAAGCCTACTTTTAGGTTGAACCATTTGATTGCTTTCTCCTACTGGCTAATTCTACGGCCCGCCGCGCTTTACGGGCTCGGTCCGTATTTGCAACGAATTGTTTCCCCTTTCTTGACTCACGCTTTTTCTTTTCGTCTGTTTCTTTTCGTTCTTCAGGCGAAAGCTTGGCCCAGGCAGATTCTGGTAAGTACCTTTCGGTGCTCTTTTTTCCAGGTTCAATTGCTTTATCAGCAGCCATTAGTCTTGGATTGCTCCACCATGTAACCAGGCGTCACAAGTACGATCACCTGCACATTTGAATTTAAACAGCTGGCAGTAACCTAAATTTGCACGACACTGTACTTCCCAAGGATCTGCCGCTTCCTTCTCATTGATCCCTTCAATAATGCAATCAATTATTTTTGCAGATTGATCAAAAGCAGCACAGTTGCAGCAACGAGCTGTCATTACAGTGCCTACATCACTGTTCCACATCTCAGCTTTTTTCTCCCAAAACCCTTGATCGGGTACATCTGGGTTTAATGGACCGTAAGCAAAATTTTTAATCGTCCAATTACGATTTTTAATGTTTTCTTCTATATCTGTCGTGGCACGTGGGCAGGCCCCTCCAACCTCGGATACAGTTTTATTTAAAAGAATGTTAAGCTTTGGGTTCATTTGTTTTTGCCTTCATATTCTTCTTTGGTCATCCATTTTTGCTCGCCCCAACGTTTTAACGACTTTTGGCCTTCAGTTTTTTCACCTTTGTAACCTCCTCCTTTTGCTTTGTAAGCTTGAGCCAATAGCTGCGCCTTTCGCGCTGACCATTCGCCAGGTTTTCCACCTTTAGAACCAGCTTTTATTCGATTTTTTAAGCGCTCACGAAGCTCTGGTTTTGTATACGCCATAAAAATCACTCTGTAGTGGATTTCGGCTCAGCTCCACTGGGGGGACTGGGTCTGAGTGCGAACGGATAACTTCTCGGTAGTACGAAGGGTTGTTAAGCTGAAATCGTGGCTCTTCAATACCATTGTAGGCTACGACATGCGGACAATTCTGGTGCTTTTCAGATCTATTCATATTAAAAGGATCTGAAAAGCCAGCCGTTGTCATGCTCCCATCGCCATATAAATTCCCGTAAGTTACAGGAAATGATGGATAATATCCAGGGACAGCAGCAAATCTCATTACGTCATGTAATTAGGGGTTTGTGCAAATGCAGATTACAACATAGCAGTTGGATTAAATGTTGATCTAACCTCTGGAATCCCGTCAAAAAGTGAATTCTTAATATAAGCAGAAAGAAAATCCTCAGACTCTTCTTTCTTTGGGCGACCACCAACAAAAATAAATGTATTTCCTCCAGCTTGTTGTGGTGCTGGAAGCTGTGGCGGCGGAGGAGCTTCACCTAAAATATTCGCGGCTTTTCCAGGCTTTGTATGTAATAGACGAACCTCGTAAGGCTGCCCCTGGGCATCAGTCGTTTGGATCGTGCTGTAACCGCGACCAGGAATGTATTTACCGGGGCCTTCCCAGGCTAATGGTGTTCCAGCACCTATCCCATAATCCTGACCAAGGTGAAATGTAGATGCCCCTTTCGTAGGGGCATTTCTTTTACCATATCCAGAAGTAACCGCGTAACTAGGTTTCCATTCTTGACCAACTTGTTGCCATAAGGGTTTTTGTTCTTTACCGACTTTTAATCGAGTCAGTAAAGAACGAATTGTCCCTGGGTCAATGTATTTACCATCTTTTAATACCCGAACATCAAGATGGGCGCCAGTGGTCGGAAAAATATCTTCCGATGGAGAGATTACTTGACCAACGCTAGTTGTGGTTGTGGCGGCCATTATGCCTCATTACCTAAGTAATTAGGCCTTTGAGAAAATGCTTCCTTTAATAAAGCCAAAGAATTAATCCCCTCAAACTTAGGCTGGTCTTTACCCGTGTAACGACGTAAGAAGTCTAATGCAGAGCCTTCAGGCTGTTCATCACCGTAAATAATGTACGTATTTCCACCAGGGGCAGCAGAGATTTGTTGCGGCTTCTGCTCGGCTTGTGGTTGCCCTAGACCTTGCACAGCTTGTTGAGCCTGTGGTAAAAACTCTTTGTATTTACCGCTTTTATAAACAGACCAGGCACCTAAACCTTGGCTACCTAAAATCTGCTTTGCGGCTTTAACGTTTGTTGTTGGGTCAAAGAGTTCTTTTTCACTTTTTAAACCAAACTGTTTCATACGAGCGGGACCTAACCCACCGTACATATTTACTTGGAATAAACCATAAGATTTATCCAATCCCTGAGGATTGAAAGCTTGCGGGCGGCCACTAGATTCTGCCATGGCAATAGCAGTCATCGTGGGAATCTTTTCTTTAGAAACACCCTGTTGCTGAAGCAATGAAGCAATTTGTTGCGGGCTTAATTGACTCATGGCTTCAACGGAAGTCGGTAGAAAACATGATCCTAGTCCCCACAGCAGTGTCGGCAGGACCAGGAAGCGCTTGAATGAATTCAGCACCTTCCCGGTTAAATCGGTATCGAGCTTGCTCGGGGTTTCGGTAATTCGGAACATAGAGATGGAGAGCGAGTCGATCCGTCTCGTATAAATAGATTGCCGTCCAGGTTTTCAGCGTGTCTCTAAAATCAGAGGTTGCAATCGTTCGATCAACATCACCTGCGATACTTTCAATACGATTACGGGGGACGGTATTATTGTTCACGCTGCCAGTCATGTCAGTGCGTTTTTCAGCTTCATCGCACCGACTGATCTGTTCGACAATCTTGCTATACCAGAACGAATCTTGGATATTGTTGACAGCTTCCTCAAGTCGTGCTTGGTCGCCAGCAGGGACCGATGTCAGGTTATATCCCAGGTGCCAGCGAACTTTTGACTTAAGGAAGGTATCGAGTTGCATTACACAAAAGAAATGCTTAATGGGCACATCCCTTAGATGAACCCATTAACACACTAGCATGCGCAAATTATCACTCAACGCGAACTAAATTTTCCTTAAAAATTTCATCCCAATCAACTCTTTTAATTGACTTCAATTGATCAAGCCTTAAGAATTTTTCTCCTGGCATTGAGGTTTGCAGATCTTTAATATCGCGGGCTGTTTTGAGGCCTACGCCAGGTAAAGTGTCTGCAATCTGACGAGCACTGGCGGTATTGATATTAATCCGCATGTCCAACGGGAATGTTTCCTTGGTGGTTGGCTTTGCGGGTTTGACACCTTCAGATTCCAAAACAGCAGTTAAACGCTCTTCCGTTCGAATCTTTTCATTAGTTGCTTCCAAGTGGGGTGAGAGCAACTCTTCTTCGACATACAGAACTTCATCTTGAGAGTCGATGCACATGAGAATGCCATCCCCATGCTTGGAGATGACCTCAACAAGGCCGCCTGTCAGTTTGTATTGGTACAGCATAAATGCAGTTTTAGTCTCTGCCTAGCTTAACAAGGTTCACTTTTATTTTCAATAGGCATAAAAAAAGCGGGCTCCGAAGAACCCGCTAATTTTGTTAGCTGAAGAATCAGCTGTCGGTACCGCCGACTTGCGAAGCGAAGTCGATGAAACCTTGAATGTCGTTCCAGGAAACACCCAGAGCAGGACGCAGGTAGTTGACACGGCACAGGATGTAACCGGCTTTACCAGCATCTTTATCAGTCGAGCTGATGAACACGCCATCACCGTCAACGGTGGTCGAGGTCACAGCGTTGACGTTGAACACCTTGAAGGTGGTGTCAGCGGTGACCTTGTAGAACATCGAGTTGGCAGCGTCCTGGTCGTCGATACCAGCAGTGGTAACGGCAGTCCAGAAGGGCAGGTCAGCAACGGTGGTGTCAGTCAGGCCCTGAGCAAACAGGGAGCTGGTAGCACTGATGATGGAGCTAGCAGCAGCCAGACCGTTAGCCTGGGTAGCGGGCACACCGAAAGGAGCACCAGCGTTGTTAGGACCAAGCAGCAGACCCTCGGTCGAGGTGCCACCGATGTCAGCGGTCACAGGCGAGGCGGGGAAGCCAGCCAGACCACCAGCGGGAATGTCCTGAGCGATAGCGATCGAAGCGCCATAGATGTAGGCGGGACGAGCAGCGCTAGCTTGCACCACGAGGGAGGTGCGGTTGTCACGGACGCGGTCGTCGGGACGACGATCGGGCGAGGGGACGATGATATCAAAGCTCTTGTAGGAAGCTTTATCAGCAGCCAGGTTATCAACCTTGGCATAACCGATCAGCTCAAAAGCTTCGACGCCGGGCCAGCCATACACACCTTCGGTGTTGTAGGAGGAGAGGCGATTGATCTGATTACCGGGCTGAAGAATAGCACCGGCTTCTTCTTTGTAAGCAGCCATTGTTAGTTACCTCCTATCCTCAAACGATGGTGAAGGCGGCAGTCACGAAGTCCTTGTTCAGGTTCGCGAAACCGGCGTACAGCTGCCAAATCAAGATGATGAAGCGGCTGAAGTCGTCGTTATTGTTGATCAGAACCTGAGCGTTCGGACCACCGATACCCACGCCAACGGCTTGAGGGCCGAAGAACAGAGCGGGAGGAGTGGTGTGAGAAGTGGCACCAGTACCGTCGCCAATGTCAACAGTGATGGACTTATCAGCAAAGTTGGTCGATTCGAAGAACCGAACACCCTCAAACACAAAGCCGGAAGGCATAACAGGTTCGCCAGCGACGAACTGAGCTTGACCGAACTGACCACCGCCATAGATGGCAGCGTTGGGAGCCATGGCACCCATCAGGGGGTTAGGCTGGCCCATGCCAGGGTAACGAGCCACTTCACGGAAGCCTTGGTCAGCACGCAGATCCTTCATGAACGAAGGGTCAGCGATACAACGGTAGTAACCGTCAGCAAACACAGGGGTGTTCCGCTTACGAAGTTGCTTGACAACTTCCAGAAGGTCGGTCTTAACGTTGAACTTGTAACGCTCAGAGGCGTACTCAGTTGCACTATAAGCGGTCAGGGTGGTAGCGCCGGTCTTGACTTTACCGTTGGGGTAGTAATAACCACCTTGGGTGTCAGAGGCAGCACCACGGGCCTCGGATTTCGAAAACTCATCGAGAAACACACGATCGCGCCAGCGACGGTAGTCATCGAGGAGGGTCAGCGAACCGATGGACTGGTGGAACATGTTAAGGTTCCCGGTGTCCAGCAGCAGACGCTGAGCGGTCATCAGAGTCTCGCGAGCAATCTTAAAGGTGCTCGGGAGGTTGGAGTTGTTCGGGTCAGCAGGGCCGGTGTACTCACGCAGAGACACAAGCACCTTGTCCTTCACGATCGAACGGCTGTTAGCAGTACCAATCGTTTGGTCTTGGGTGCGCTCACGCTGAGTCTTGGTTCCGGGGTTACCCCAAAAACGATAACGGTCTAACTGAACAGTTTGACCGGGCTGTTTGGTGAAGTCGTGGACAACGACAGGTTCAGCTGCCATTTCCACAATATCAATTTGTTAACCCAAAGGCTCTTTATCCTTTGGTTCTTGTAATTTACCATTTTACAAGATCAGACTATATCATCAACCACAAGGGTTGCCGCGCACTCTTGCCTTCTTATTGCCCTTTCTTGAAGAATTCGGGCTCGCTCACTCACGGGTATTGGAGTAAGGTCAATCTTATGTGACATACAACTCGGAACATAATCCTTAATCGAGTCACATAGCTTTTCTACAGATTTTTTGTTAAATAACAAGTAATAAAGTTCTGTTTTTTTGTGGAATTTAATATTGGCTTTGGCTCCTGTTAAGTCGAGGATCCAATTTGCAATGTTAGTAGTTGTATTTAAATCTTCATAAACTGCCAAATTTCCCACTGTTTCCTGTAGAGGATTTGGGTACTGTTTGCCAGTCCTTGGATCTGTTTTAACTCGCAAATTTTTTACGATGCAACCATCGTCACACCAAAAAATTGCTAGCTCTTGCAGACCAAGTTCTGATAAAACACTTTGACAAAAAATCTTTTTACCATTCGCATACATCAAATCGTATAAATGTACAAACTTTGAAAAGCCTGCACACCATTGATAGGCTTTAAGGTCTCCCTTATTCATAGCCTTATTGATGTTTGCAAAAGAGTTTAAAATCTTTGAAGCTTTTTCAACTTTCCATTGCAACCACTCGTACTCTTTTGGTGCGTGTGCCAGTTTAATGCTGGTCACATTTTCCCATTTAGATCGACGGTGTAAATTACCATCTCCGAGTACAATTCCAATTAAGAACTTTTCATCTGTAGTCAGCATGACAAAGGTAGTCGTTGCACCTTTCCAGGATTACGCCTGGACTTGGCTCAGGATTCCCCAATTGTAACACACCCGGTGTACAAATGGAGGGGTTCCCTGAATTCACGCGGTTTTCACTGACTTTTTGCAAAGTCAGGGCGCATTACTTACGCCGGATGGGGGCGGTACAGCTCCGCACCCAACAGCTTAGGGAAGTCATTATCAATGAACATGATGGTATTACAGCGTAGGGTTTAGCTGATACCAGGATCTAGAAGATCCCTGGTAGTAATGACCAAAAATCTGGAAAATTTATTCAATTTTCAAGGTTCGTGCCATTACTGGCCTGGAACTTCCGTCCCATTACAAAAATTATAGCAACAATTTATCAATGCGGATTAATAATTTTTTAAATCAAGCTTCCGGATTTACCATCACGGGAAAGTTGTACCCAGGAAGCATGTTACCTGGGGCGTACATCATAGGAGCCATCGAACCCATTGCGTGATATGGGTTAACAGTTGCTGGCTGCATATCAATCTGCGGAGATTGAATTTCAGGGTCAATT